CGGCAACTACCTGGACGCCTCGACCATCGGCGCGGTTTCGGCGGGAACCTGGTATTTCGTCGTTTGCTGGCACGACGCCAGCGCGAACACGATCAATATTCAGGTGAACAATGGACCGGTGGATTCGGCAGGTCATTCAGCCGGGGTGTTCGCTGGCACAGCCCCGGTTTGGTTCGGCCAGTCGGGATACGGCAGCGCGTTAAATGGCCGTCTTGACGAAGTCGGTTTCTGGAAGCGAGTGCTCACGGCGCCCGAGCGTGCCAGTCTCTATAACGCGGGTTCTGGTTTAACCTATCCATTCTAAATTTATGCCATCAACAATTCTACTTCGAACAATCTCGTCAGTCGATGACAAGCGCATCGTGCTGAGTAACTCCAACTTTGCGCGAAAATTCAGTGTTAGCACGTGGACAAAGCTTCGTATAGCATTGCGTTTGAGCATCACTGACAGTGGTGCCAACATTACCTCTAATCCGCGTCTTGCAATTGGGTTGTGCAGTGGTTCAACCAACATCTTCTTGGATGCGACCACAACTAATTGGGCTGGATGCTTGATGGATGGTGCAACGTGGACTCGCAACGCAGGCCCTCCCATCAATTATGCTATGCCTGCTTCTGGTTGGGTTCCAGCAAAACGTGTTGGATCAACAACCACCAAGGGAACCACACATCATGCTGGAAATGATTATCTGCACGATGCCACAGCTGCGTTCAGATCACTGTGGTGTGTTGACATCACGAAGGGTTCACCTAACTACACATTCAACCTCTACATGAGAAACAGTGCAGCGGTGTCTGATGTCACTCTTTCAAACTTCCTAGCTAATGTGGAATTAGCCTCTCCTGCAGTAAATGCTCAGCATTTTCAATCGACACAACAAACTCTTGCTTTTGATGAGGTTGCTGGAACACTTGATCACGTAAACATTGCCTGGGATCGTACAGATCCTAAGATTGAGATCAGTGATCTGGCAATCGTACGTCTGTCGTAACAATCGGTAAACTCGGTAAAACAAAGAAAGGTAAAGCATGAAGAAACTAGTTGCGGTAATAATGATAGCGTTTATGGCGCTATTGGTGATGGTTCTCCCCACTGGGTGTGGAACCACAAACAAGGCGACATACAAGATCACTGGTGTCGCACACGTCACGGTGGATGCTGCAATGAGCTCTTGGGGCTCTTATGTTGAAAAGTTCCGCCCATCGGTGGAGCAGGAAACAGCAGTAAAGGCAGCCTATGAGAAGTATCAGACTGCCTCACTCCTGGTTATCGATTCGGCAATTGCGTATCGTGCAGCAAAGGTCACAAAAAGTGAGTTTGATGCCAATGTCGCAGCAGCCGCTTCAGCATTGTCGGGGCTCATTGGCCTCATCCAGCAGTTCGGTGTAACGATCAAACAATAAAGGCTTGACGAATCTTAAGATTGGAATCTGAAAATTCGTCAGCAAACACGAAACAAACAAACAAATCCTATGTCACCAGCACTTATCTCAGTAATCATATTCGCCGTTCAAGAGGCGATCAAACATGCACCCGGGCTCGTCACAGATCTCAGGACAATCCTCTCCAAGAGCGAGCCCACTGACGAAGATTGGGACGAATTGAGGAAGAAGGTTGCTTCCAAGGGATACTACGACTACGTTCCAGCATCCTCAATCCCAAGGTCAGGGCAGTAATCTTCACACACCTAGCAGATACCTCCAATTATCGAGGACGGTATCTGCTAGGTTCTTCTTCTCCTTGTGGGACTTCAGTATCTTCTCATCAACAGTTTTTGGTGTTACCAGATCAACAATGTTCACGTGATGCTTTTGTCCAATTCGGTGTGCGCGGTCCTCTGATTGTAATCTTTGCTCCAACGAGTATGAGTTTGAGTAAAACACCTCAGTGGTTGCCACAGCAAGATTTAGAGCTCGACCTCCAGTAGCTTGGGTAGCTACGAAATACTTACATGTATCATCGGTCTTGAACCTCGCAATTGCATCTGCCCTATCCTTCACCAATGTTGGACCATAGTAAGTAACAAAAGATCCAGCTGGTAATGCCCTTTCAACTATCTCAACATCTCGTTGGAATGCGCACCATATAAGAACTTTTCCTTGACACTCGTTGAGGATCTCCAAAAGAACCAAAACCCTGTTTGATGGCAACTCAATGGAAACGCCTTCATCATTCTTGACGTGTCCACAATTGATCATGTGAAGCAACGACATAGTTTTGAGAACATGTGTGGTTGTGATCATTCCTCCTTCCATTATTGCAACTGCCTCATCACGTATTTGACGGTAGAGTTTTTCCTGTTCATCAGTATGCTCCACTATTCGCACAGAGTATATCTTGCTTGGAATGTCCAAACATTCGTCCTTTGTGATTCTGGAACTTAGTGGAGCAATGATAGAGGACAGCGTATCCAAATTCTTATATCCCACAATTTGGTTGAACTGAACCTGTCGTCCGTTAACATACATTATGGTTCTTTTCTCTAAAGCGTAAGATTGTTTGAACCCAGTCCATGATGTATGTCCCAGACACCCTTTTTCGAGGAACTCACACTGAGAGTATATGTCCAGGGGACTGTGTGTGATTGGGGTTCCTGATAGAACACGTCTGTAATCAGCTAGTCTTCCAAGTTGGATGCATGCTTTTGTGCGGGCAGCTTTGATCGACTTTATCGTGCTGGATTCATCAATCACCATCATACCATAATGCATACGAAGAAACAGATTAGCTATCTCGAATGCTCTGATTCCTACAAATGCTTCAACATTCATGACGAATATGTCAAGAACATCGTCCACCGGTCTAAGGATCTTATCTAAGGCCTCATTCTCCCTTTTATTCATGTATGACTTCCAATATGCTACTCTATGTGGAATGTTGTCTGGTAGGTGTTTTGGGAGCTCCTCATAAATCCAAGTGAGATATCCTCCCTTAGGTGCTACTATAAGAAGCCCATCTATTTCACAGTTAAGAAAAAGCATGGAAGCGGTATCAACTACCAGTTTTGATTTTCCGACTCCCATTTCCCAGAACACCCCAAAGTATCTCCTGTTCCATGACTCCTTTAGGATCTTGCGTTGATGATTGTATGGGACTATTTTGTGAATGAATTCACCGAACTTGTTTGTGGAGGAGATCATTTGAGCTTGATATTAGATGTCACCTAGGGATCGGGGAAAATGACTGACATATAAACACACATATTTTTCATCGATGTGACATATCGTAACACGAGGAATGTCCTAAGGCATGCCCTTGTCACAAATCATAGTGCTTATTTGTCATTGGGTTCATGATATAGAGCTTCTCCTTCGCGCGAGTTACAGCAACAAACCAAACCCTGTGCTCATCATCTGGGTTCTTTTGATACTCATTCCATGTTCGTGGTGCCATGTCAGTGAGTAGTAGAACATTCTCTGCCTCTCCGCCCTTAGCACCATGTATTGTGCTAATCTTGATGCGTGGTTCTTTGGTGAATTTCTCTTTACGTTGAGCAGCATTGGTAAAGTATTGAACCTCTCGTGGCTCAAGTCGATCAAGTGCTTTGTTCCAGGGTTCTCTTGTCATTAGTCCATGCTTGAGTTCCAAATCCTTTAGTGTCACCTCGCCCTTAACATCCATTATCTTGTTCTTATATCCATGACGGACTCCCACATTTGCCGACATTAGATCGTATACCGCAACAACTGCTTCTATTGGTAGAGATTCACCTCGCCTCAGTTTTTCCCAGGAGCGTATTACATTAACCAGTGCCAGATCAATTGGGTGACCCACAGTTGACGAAAATACGTAACCTCTCTCAGTGCAATAATCATTTAGTGATTCTATCAGGAATGAGTTGCGAGCTAGCAGTAACCATGATCCAGTTTCTAGATCACATTCCTCCAGTTTCACTATATGGTTCACCTCTCCAGGGGCATTGCGCGATTTCCAGATCTTACAGACTCTATTACTTATGTTGGTGATGATGTCATTTGCCAAATGTTGGATGAGTCTGGGAACACGGTAACTTTGCGGTAAAACTGTTTGATTTCCTGGGTATGAGATAAATGAGTCAACATCTGCACCAGCCCACTTGAAGATTGCTTGATCATCATCACCTGCTATAGTTACTCTCTCAGCATTACGAGCAAGCTTCTTAATCATATCCCACTGAATTTTCGATAGATCTTGAGCCTCATCCACTATTAAGGAAACGAATTGAGGTTCATCATCTGATTTGATCCAAAGCTCTATCATGTCAGTGAAATCAAGCTTGCTATATGCTTTCTTATACTCGATAAGTGTGTCTCGAACAAGTTTCACCTCAGCAAGTTCAAGCATCTCACCATGCTCATTCCAATACTCTTCCAATGGACGTCGAGTCATTCTCGCCATGTTCTCAGTGAACAGTAACCTGTCACCTTTGCTATATCCAACAAATGTTCCATCCTCATCAATAGCTTTGAACGTGATTGAGATACCAAGTTCCTTAGCAATTACGAGGTAATCGCGAAAGGACATCACCTGTCCTGAGCGAATTCCCAATCGTCTGTAAGCAAAACTATGAAGTGTTCTGAACCAGGGAAATGATTCTTCCTCTAATCCAAATTTTTCCACAGCTCGTTCACGAGCCTCGTGTGATGCTTTTCTAGTGAATGCAATAAAGCATATATCTGCAGGATTCACATCCCTGTTAAGTTCCTCCATAACCACATTCAAGAGATACGTGGTTTTCCCAGTTCCAGGAGGTCCAAACACCTTGAGAATGTTACTCATGAGCCTTATTTAGGGTTTCATCAAGTCGCATTACGAAGTCATGAATGTTTTCCTTATTGGAGTGATTACCCCAATATGCAGGATGCGACGTGGTCATGTGAGCATATTCTGTAAGACCTGTAGCTTGAAAGCCAAGTTCCGCCATCTTACCAAATGTGAGTATCAGTTGAGGATTATGACGCCATATAGTATTCATCATGTGCTCCACATTTGCGTATGTTTTAACAGGATCTGGTTGACAGTTATCCCACGTAATGTGGTTAAATGCTTTTTGTCCAAATGCTGAGAGAAGAATCCCACCTGATTTAGAACATGAAAGAATTCTTTTTCTGAAGTCATCATTTGCTTTATACATCTGAAGATGGCGTAACTTTACATTTTGTGCCCACCCAAGATTTGGGCGCTCCAGAAATGCTAACACCTGGATGTTAAAAAGATTCTTCAGCAAACTTTGGTGGTTCATATCGTTGCTCATATTTTGGGAATTCTGCAACTCGATACACGTTAGCGCTTTTCTTTTCAAAATGCTCATACTGGTGATACATGTCATATTTATCCCTAAGTATCATGTAAACTTGCTGATGCTCAATCAACTTAAATTTGCATCTGTCAAGATAGTCCATGAAATCAGTCATTCGAAAATAGTGAAATCCACAGGAGGTCCAAGGTTTACCTAGGAGGATCTCCTCATGGTTCTTAGCTTGTGCTCGCATTACGCAGAAGTTTTCAAAATGAAGAAAGAGTTGTCCGCTCTTGGTCAGGTCTTCGGGGACCTCTGTAATGAGGACCTCCTCGAAGAGTTTCTGGAGGATCGCAGTCCACAGCTCATCCTTCATTCTTCCGGGAAGTATGTTTAGCTTCGCCGCACACTTTTGTCGGAACTTAGCATACTCAATCAACTCATCAGTCTTCAGTGGTCCTATGCGATCTGTTCCTCCCTCCACATCCACATACCAATCTGGATCATCAGGGATATTCACCTTGGTTAGTGATCCAAGTTTAGGTAATCCCACAAATCCATAGCCTATTCCATACTTCATCAACCTGCACTTTGCTGAGTCGCAGAAACTCATTATAGGCTGCTGATGACACATGTAGGCATAATCCTTACGCGTAAGTGACTTGATGACACCAGATACTTCAACATCTGTGAGTGGAGGATCCATGAACTTTCCATTATACTCCACCACCATTTGCTGCCAGTTATCTGGGTTTGACTTCTTTGCGTATACACCAAGATTGGTTAATCCATTGTTGCGTGTGCCTCTAGGAAATCCGATTGATATGAGTCGTTGCAAACATGGAGGACCCTCTGCAAGTGTTGGAGGAGGAGACAACTGTAATGCTTTAAGCAAAGCAAGTGAGATACACCTACCAGATGCAAATTTCACCCAATCATCACAACTTAATACTTCTGCGTTGATTCCGAAACCATATCGAGTTGTGTTCTCGATGTTAAAATAAGGCATGTTAAGCCACTGACCAATATCACCACGCTCAACAAAAATCTTGAACTGCTTAGGAAATATCTCACAATCTCCAAACCCAAGTGAAGCAGCAATTTCCCTCATCTTCATTTGTGCAAGCTTTGCTTCAACCCACTCACTGAAGAACATAAAGACGTGAGCACCACCAGACTTTGATCTCATCACACATACTGGGATTTGCTCCTTCTCAATAGCACCTATGAGCTCGGGGAAATTCAGGTCATACTTATCTATGTCAATTGCCGCGAACCTTACTTGGTTGTTCTCATTGATCGGAATAATCCCAATCCCCTGGACACCTATTAGATGATCATTCCAAAGTTCCTTTGTTACCTGCTCTCGCATCACCCTCCTAGCTCCCACCATCTTTCCATCTGTTCTTGTTTCCGAAACTGTGTAAACTCCATACGCTTTAGAATACCCCTCAAAAAGCTGCATGAAGATGTCAGTATTAGGGTGCATCGCCTAATGACAGAAAACCTCCTCCCAGTATCCGACACACTAGGAGGAGATTTAGATCAGAACGGCCCCTTAGCCTGATCTACTGCTTCGTCAGTTTCTGGAGCTTGAATTGCAAGTTTTGGAGGGGCTGCAAGAATCAACTTGCTGAGAACCATGCAGTTTTGGATGAGTTCAGGATCACTGAGGATCTCACCAGATTCAATTTTCCACCCAAGCCAGTTTCCTTTGGAGTTGGACTCAGGTATTGAAGCAATGTAATAGTTGTGGGAATACATTGGTGGAGTAACCTTCTTGTCACCCACATTGATCTTCATGCTCATCATCATGTTGAGCCACATGCGAGCTTTCTTCAACTGTGTGGATGTCATGCTGATCACGGCACTAATCCACTCAGTGTCCTCAAGGTTCCGATACTTGACGTAGAAGTAAGCTGTCGTAACAATGAGGTTCCCATTTTCCAGAACATCCACATTCTTTTCCTCATCTCGTTTGGTCTGCTCCAAGATTGAGCTGTTGCGGTGAACACGCACGATACCACCTCCGCTGTCCCGTTTCTTCCACTCAACATACATACGGTGGTATCCACACGGAATAACCCTGAGAGGATCTCCTTCTCGTTCATGGAGAATTTCCCTTGTGAGAGTGTTTATGATGCAACCCGATGTTGCACCAGCAATCACCTTGGTCTCGTGATCTGCGTGATCTGGATCAACCTCAGGAGATCCTTTCTGAAGAATCACGAGGAATGGTATCCCCAGATCCTCCGATGTTGTGTTCTCGAATCCTGTAACCTGCGACTGTGACCAGTCATAAGCAGGCTCTTTGGATGGTAGGGGGTTATCCCCTTTTGTTTTCTTCATGTTAGTTTGGTGCTTTTCCCCACAAATACTCCAAACAAGTCGTGGGGCATCGGCTTGCCGGATTCAGTTCTTTCTCGAACTAAAGCTTTCAGAGTCGCATGATGAATTCCCTCAGTCATTGCACAAGTCACCTTAATCTTGTCAAGTGCTTTGAGCACCCTAACCTTTTGCTCATTTGTGAGTGTTCCAAAATTCGCTGTCACCTTGATGAGGGAATCCAAATTCTCTTTACGAAGCCAGTTGTATGCTTCTACTATCTTTTCATCTGGGATTTTAGCAGAGTAGAAGGGCTTTACCTCAAGTGCAGTTCCATCATCGAGTGATAACGCAGACAAACCCAGTGATTCCATTGCTGCTGGAATCATCTCCATTGAGAGCATCTTTTGAACTTTCTTAAGCTTCTCAATATCCGCCTCCTGATCCTTTATTGATTTCTCAATATTCTTGAGGCGTGTTACCATTGCAGATAATGATTTGAGATCATCATCAGAGATGGGTTCTCCCGTTAGGGGATTCAACAGCTCTGTCTTAGTCATAGAGTCATATTAACGCGTATTAAACCACAAGTAAACTCAAAAGTGATTTCCCGGTTTCTTTAATGGGACATGAGATATCGGGACAACCAACCACTGGAATGTAAAGCTTTTTCCACACGTGAACTGGTGCTCCACACTTGACTGGAAATTGATAAATGCCCACCATGCGGGTCACGTAGAGAGCTACCAGAAACACTTTTCCACCATTTGCTTGGTTCCTCACACACCACGCATTCTGCTCAGGTCGTAGGAGAACTCCCAATTTTGGAACCTCAACCTTAAACTCTACCCAACATGGTTTCTCGTAAATGCACCAATACATGTCAGGAACTCCTCGTCCCACCATGGACTCAATCAGCTGAACGTGCCCATGTAGTTGAGAAATGACCTGGGACTTGAATTTCTGTTCAGGTTTCATTTCCAGTGTTCTCCTAGGTGCATCTCAGAATGAATTGGAACCTCCAACTTTACGCACGTTTCACAAGCCTTCTTTACAATGTCTGATTCTTCCTGACCAGTCACTGAGTAATCCAGCTCATCATGAATCGTGAGATGAGGAATCATCTTGTGATCCTCATAAATACGAAGCATGGCAACCTTAATCATGTCGGCAGCAGACCCCTGGATAAGTGAATTGAGTGCCTTGTGAGTGAATGCTCGTTGAAGTCTAAGCTTTCCCCACTCTTGTGTAGATTTAGCCAGGGTTTTGGGGGTGACCTCTTTTCCATTTTTTCTCATCTCATAGGATTCAACCGGTTCCCAGTAATTGAAGTGTCGTTTACGACCACACAGGGTTTTTATGAATCCTCTCTCCTGTGCTTTAGCCATGCACTTGTTTGCAAGTTCCTTGACGAAGGGAACTGACTCATCGAACTCCTTAAGCTTTTGTTTTGCAAGTTCAGTGCTAATACCTTTATCAGCTGCAAACTTAGCGACTCCCATACCATAACATCTACCTAATGTCGCATCTTTAGCATCTCTACGATTCATGTTGCATGAATCAGCTAGAAATTGGTAGATGTCCATCTTAGGGTTGGAATGATATGCTTGTCTGACTAGGGATGCTCCAGTAAGCTTTGAGAGATAGGCGTAATGTATCAGTAATCTTGGTTCTTGCTGAGAGTAATCCATCTTACACCACTTGTGGCCTTTTTCCGGAATGAACAGTTCTCTAACCAAGTGGGCTAAGTCTGATCTTGCAGGAACTTGTTGGGGATTCGGGTTTGATGCACTGAATCTTCCTGTTCTTGTTCCACCATCATCTCGCTTCAGTTGATGCCACGTAGGATGAACTCTACCATTATGCTGATTATTGAATACCCATTGCCTGATAAAGACATCACCTAATCGATTTAGCTCCCGTATTTCAGACACTACCTTAAGGGTCGGATCAACGTGATTCTTCAACCAGTCACCCTCAAATGATGGGTTACCTTTAGGTGTGAGAGGATATTGGATCTTTCCTGATTCACAAATGGATTGTAGGTGTTTTCCACTCCAGGGATCTATCTCAAATCCGAGTTTCTTCCTCAGTTGAAACCTTAAAGCATTCTCCCTATCTTGAAGATCTTTTGCAAAGCGACTTGCTTTTTCCAGGTTAATTGGAATTCCCTTCCACCTCATCTCCAAAACAACCCTAATCAACCTTGACTCAAGTTCGAATATGGGTAGTAAGTCATCCTCTCGCATTGCGACTATCTGCTTCTTGAAGATATTATACGCGGCGCGAGCATCAAACTCAGCGTATTTGGCAACATACTTTGATGGTAACTTCCACAACTCACTTTTTGGGTCAACACCAAAAGAGGCTGCGGCCTCACGAAGCTTTGTCTCATTTTTACCAACACCAAGATAGCGTTTTGAGAGACTGTCTAATGAGTATGATTCGTCTCGTTCCTCATCAAGGAGTGGTTCAGCTACCTGTATATCGCAGGGGCGCCCCTTAATTTCTACTCCTGAAAAGTGTAACGCCTCAATATCGTAAGCGCAGTGGGCTCCAATAACCCACATTTCGGGATTCTTAAATAGGTCCCCCAAGTATGAGAATACATTTTCCTTATTGAGGTTTCCTCCTCCCAGATGATCAACTGGGAGATACCAGCTAGAATCATTGGTTGCTAATGCGACTCCAACCACCTTGGCATCATCTCGCACGAATCCAGGACCCTTGGTTAAAAGATTTGGATCAGCAGTTTCACAATCCAATGAGATGACCTTCTCACTAAAGAGATTTGGAAACTCTGTTGGAATTTTCCACTGAGCTGTTGGAGGAAACAAGGATCCCTGTAATCCTTGACTCATATTGGGTGAGTGATTTGTCCTGAACGTCCACCAAAACCTCCCGTGCCTTGATTCTCATCAAAGACACGTTCTAACCTCATCCCATAATGGGCAGCTAATTTTGGAGCAAAATCATCTGTCTCATAAACCTCCCTGTAAATAACCTGAGATACCCCATGTGCTATTAGGAGCATCAAGCAAGATGAACATGGACAGTGGGTTACTGCCACTAGAGTAGCTTCACCTCTTTGAAAGAGACTGCACAGGTTCTGCTCTGCATGTATTAGGAACACCCTGCGATAATCCCTGTCCTTCCAAAACTCCTCATTTGCCACATATCCCTTAGGAAGGCCATTGTAGCTTGTTGCTATAACTCGATTCTCGTCACTCAAAGCCACTGCCCCAACTTTACGATCTGGATCTTCTGATCTCAGAGCTGCAACCTCCGCCAGACGGAGTGCATATTCTTCAATTGAAATACGTGTCATAGTATTATAGGATGTGTCACATCGTTACGCAGACGTTCTAATATGTGATCGGGAGTATTTTTTTGAGTGAATATATCAGACAAATTCCCCGATACACTAGGGTTTTCTGTTGGTTTTGCCAGAACTGCTTTTACTTTGTCAAGATCCTTAAGATAAACGTGCTGTGATCCCACATTCATGTGGAGAAAACCAAGAAACGGTTTCACAAACAGATTCTGACGAACATACTGAGCAATGCATGAGAAAACAAAAATGTCGTATGGGTATCCCAACCAAAGATCAGAGGAGCGCATGGTGGCAATCACGTCCAGGAACCCTGATCTAATGAGGAACTGCAGAGACACTGTGCATGGGTAATTTTTAGTCAATTGTGGGTTCTCCCTCCAAATGTTTATTACCGCACGACGACTGACCCTGTTTATCCCCAACTCATTAAGGACGAACTGAATCTGATTCATCACTCGCGGACCATAAGCACCATACAACCGATATCCATCATCTGAGTATGGTGCCCACAACTTTGACCATTTCCCAAGTCCCTTAAGTGTGTTATCTCCATTGAGAATCCACAAAGCCTCAACACGAGCAAAGTCGTAATTGAGTTTTCTAGACACAACAGTGATTAGGGATTCCTTCATCTCCACTTTCGAGCATGAACATACTTTCTCAAGGGTGTCCCTCACCCGACCCCACATGAGACTCTGTGTCAGCAACGACACCCAGGCATCATTACCTGTCATAATCAAGCTCCCTTCTGGCCCACCTGTTGATGTCTGTCCCATCAGTTTTCCAGTTGTATTTCACCCAACGATCCTCGTGAATATCGACATGGAACAACTCCCTGTATGTTTCCACAATTCTCGCAAAATCATCTGCGTTATATGCATGATCAAGGTTCTTGTTGTTTTCGTGGTCTTCAACCAGAAATTCATGATCACAGAAAACGTAGAGTCCACCGAGACCAACTATCCTGAGATGAAGTTCTGGCCACCAAGGTGGCGGATGCATGTGTGGACGGGTTACGGCAGAGTAAACATACTCAGATGGCCAGAATCTGTCAAGGATCACGATGTGACCATTCGCTAGGTTCACCTCAACATTTTCCAACACATTCTTCTGATAGTCACCTTCTGCTGGACCTAGCAACTCGGTGTAGGTGCAGTGATAGTAAAACGCGTTGAAACCCCTGGCCAGGTATTTTGCAAGTGTTGTTTTGCCTGCACAATCAGGACCCTCGATTATCAGTAGTTCTGATTTCATACAAGATCCGATAGATTTGGGTGAACCCACCCTTTTGGTTTGATCACGTCCACTTTGCTTCTCTTGCTTTTTCCACGAACCTTCTTCATGTTCGCCCGTTGAACTCGTTGCCATCCCTCGTTGAAGGGAAATCCGTGTAGGTGACACGTTCCAACCGCAACGTAAACAAGATCCAAAAGAGCATCAAACATCTGCTCCCTAGTCCCAGACTCCACTGCTGTATAATACTCACCAAGTTCCTCCATCATGAACTTGAACCTGAAATCGAATAACTCCCTGGGTAGGGTGCGTGGCGGACCACTGTAAAGTAGTCCAAATTTCCTGTGGAACACGCGTATGTCGGATTCTACATCTACTTGTCTATTCATGGTTGTTTTTTGGATGGGAGTGGTTTCAACTCAGGAGAATACTTTTCCCAATAATCTTCTCCATCATTAACGTCACTGAACGAGAAATCCTGCTCTTCACCACCAGAATGTAACACACATTGTGTGGGAATTACCCCTATTCCGCGCTTAGGAAACTCAAGATGAGATTCTTTGGGCCAATTCACCTTTCGCACGTGAGTTGCACCAGCTTTGAGTAGATCAACTAGTTTTGGCATATTGTGGAGGTTTAGGTTACGGTGTTAGAATACCTTGTCGATGATGCTCATTAAGTAAGCACCATCGACCCGTTGTGGGTCTTTCTTCTGGAGAACCTCAATGAGTTGAGCAAAATAGGCAGTGTCCACTCCCACCAGCTGATCCTCAAGAACATTAATGTCCTCCAAATTGAGTTTGCTAATCTGAAAAGCCATCTTAAGATACTGCCCCGCGGTGATTGACCACCCACGCTTGATGAATTTTCTTGAGCGAATGATTGAGCAGATGGGATATAGGGATCCCATATATCTGAGATCCTTGTTAAGTATAGATTCTATCGCCTCGGGTCTCAGAACCAGGGTTTTATCCCAGCTTGTCCAGTAATTGGTGCAGTGAACGTAATCATATGATTCGTGAATCACCTCAGGTTCACCGAAGAAGCGGACCACAAGCTGAATCTGGTTGCTGAGTGTGATGGAGTTGCACGTCAGGAAGATGGGACGATACTTGGGCTTCTTCGAATTCTCCTCATCCAACTTCTTCTCTGACTCCTCATCAAGATCATTGGCGTTGTTGATTGCCTGATTCACGAATTCTGATCCTGCTTCTTCTCCTTGCTCAGGTGGAAGTGTCTCAAAATACTGGTAATCATTGGATCCTTTCTCACCAGCAACACCTGCTGATTTTACCTTGATCTTGATTCGTGTGGTCTCATCAAGGATTCCAATCTCAACACCATGACCACTTGGAAAAGACGTAGGAGGGTTAGCCTTAAACTTGGTCACGTAATAATTAGCAATCTTCAACGCAGCATCATGTGTTCTGAAGTAAAGGTCAAAATCGTTCACGTTCTCATTCAGAAGCATGGATGTAATGCATCCACCAGTCACGATGGTATTCTCTTCCACGATTTTGCGTATCGACTCATCCTCGATGGACTCGAGGAGTCTGGAAAACTTTCTTCCAATTATTAGTTTTATGGTTTTTGCTTTCATGCTTGTGTTGTTGCGAACAAATCCATTGTTTTTGGAAACTCATTATTGAGTAAATCGTACACTGCATGAGCATACTTCCTTATCTCCCACTGTGCATGAGAAGATAAGCGAAGAGTAAGGAATCCCATCCAGTTGCGAAGATTAGCAGAGGCGCGCATCCGGCTATAACGACCAACTGGAATACAACAACGAGCAAGTTCCTTGGGGATTCCACTAATAAGAGACTCCTGATACAGTTCCTCAGATTCAGCATAATGCTCGCGGAGTTCTGATTGAAAAATTGTTGCTGCTTGTTCTGTTAATCTTTCCGCTCCCTTGATCGCTGATGACTGGATGTTCTTACCCTGATCAAGCATGATTCTCTCAACGGTTGGAATGTAATTCAAATCAGGTAGTGGTTCGTATCTCGCAGACATCTCATTGTAGGATTGAGTGCGATGACGATGCCACTCACGAAACACAAAGATGGGTGCCTGAACCTCTATTATCGCACCACAAAATTCAAACGGTGTTGCATGCTTGTTATCATACAGGAACTGCAACAACTTCTCATCTTGCTCCCAACCCCTAAAAGACCCCTGGGTTGATTGACGAGCAGCCTCAATGATTCCTGCTTCTGCGATTTGTGCATCACCACAACCCCAAGTCTCAATGAGACGAATGTAACCATGATCAAGGACTCTGACTCCTGCTTTCAAATTAGCTTTCATCCCTTCTTCTTGAGAAGCCCATCCCTGCGCTGTGACGAACAAGCGTCTCAAGATGCTGTATTCCAATCTCCTCAACAACACGATCATCAACCCATCTCACCTTTATCAGGGTAACTCCACCCTCCTCACGTATTCGTCTTGAGGAGATCACCACAAATGGATTCCCATTCACGTAAACGTGTTGATCGGGAGGAATCACGCTACTTACTCTGGAGCGGTCTTTGCAAAGTCTTCCCATAATGTTGAGCTTGACCAGGGTTTTGGGCATTCTTCCAGTAAAGGGTATTTCCTCTCCTGCGCAGGAACATCTGGTGAAGCTTTTCTCAAGACCCAGAGGCAGTTCCTTGATTGTTGGGGAAACAGAGGGGCAAAAACACAGGAGAGGAAATTGGAATCGTAGTATTCTCGCAAGGCTTCAAACACAAGATTGAGATTCCCATAAATGGGATGATTAAGGTGAGAAACATAATCCCGTATTGAAGCAAACGTTCCATAGACCTCTTGCACCACGAAACCACACCTCTCGAACACCGCTCCGAGAACCTCATACCTGATCTCGTTCACGTGGTTTCCCGCACAATCTGTCACGTTCCAACAAGGCGTAGAGATGAAGAACACCGCATCCTCAGATGTCAGTTTCTTCATTCTGTTTAGAATTTGTAAACAGTGAAATGGCTCAACATGTTCCAACATCTCGAAACACGTAACCACATTAGGAACGTTGGAGAAATCGTCAGATTTGATGGTGCAAAAATCTGTGTTCTCGTAAACCTTAACAGGGAACTTGTTGGTGTGACTCACTGTAAAGAGATCCTCATCATTGACTGGACCTGCGTCAACCCCGTAATAGTCCAGTGGAATCATCTTGGAGGAGTAAAGAAGCTTGGCGAGTGGAAGTTCACGACCACATCCAACATCAAGAATCGCCGCATTTTTGTAAAGACTCCTCTCCATCAGGCGTTTACAGACATGAGTCCAACGAAGGCAGTGTGCGATGTAATCTCGATGAATGAATCCTCGATCCTCTGCTTGATCTACAGAGAGGTATGTCCTGTCAACGGTTTTCCCATGAGCATTCATAGGCCATCAATCTTGAAGTTTCCCTTATGCCCGATGAAGAATGATCCATCACCTCTGAGAATCACACAGTGAAGGTATCCCTTTGCCACGATGATTCCCTGTGTTGAGGGGAGTCCTTGAATCTGCCCCACGTAGGATTTACACAGATTCCAGCTTCCTCGTAGATCAAGCTTCTCCACAAGGTCTGTGAGGTTGGTGATTGGGTTGGGAACTTCCAACTCGTGCATGAGCTGGATAAATGCGTAAGGGAATCTTCCCTTCTTGTTTGATGCTGGTATTCCCACAGAGGAAACAGATCCTCTCCTGTTAGCTACTGATTGTATGTATTGAGCATTCATTGTTTACATCATATCATAGGGTCATATTCACTGTAAACCAAAAAAGTAAAAAAGGTTCACAAATCAGATATGTCACGAAATCCCAGAAAGACTGGTATGCGTGGCTTGTCCTTGGTCCCTTGCAGCTGATACTTGAATTTGCAGATCTTTCCAATCAACTTATCTCGATCTGCCCACAATGCATCTCTCTGTTGCATGTTGAATCCAGTGCCAACCTTGAACGTAGGATCATCACCTTGTTGTAGAACCAATGCTCCCATTGTCCCACCCTTGCTGAATGCCGCAGCATGTGAGGTGCGCTCCTTGTATCCCAGGGAATTACGTCTCGCTGGGTTGTTGTTTCGAAGTAGCTCCTCCACCCCAACAACCTCGGCCTCGTCATCCACGAAGATCTTCACCTTAAACATCCACCCCTCTCGCATGGTTGATCTTCCATACTTGTATGGTGACCACGGAGGACGGAACACTGCTCCCTCATATCCCAGATCAATCATCTCGGTTACGTAGTCCTTAATCTCCTGCAACGTATGCAGAGTTCTATACACGACTGGGATAACCCAATTCGGAAACTTACCATTGTCGTGCAACTCCAAAACCCTGTTAAAGCGTTCCTCATAAGATGCTTTTGAACGATCCAGCATATCAGTAGGGATTCCATCAAAAACATTATACGTGAAATCAGGGGTTCCATAGTGGGCCATAACTGCCGACTCACAATTGTGGAATGTTTTACCTGACATAAGCTCCCCATCTAAGTAAGGAGGAAGAGAACACATCTTCTCGAAGATATGCAAATTGGGAATAGGCTTCAACGAGGATGAGAATGGGTTGCATGGATGCACCTCAAATGGATCAGGCAACGTCTCGCATCTTATGCCATCAAACTTGGGAGTCCCACATTGTGGGAGTGATATGCGATGAGGATTCCCCAGGATCTCCTCTACTGGAAGATCCACCGCCTTCATTGGACGAAAGGTGGAGCCCATAGGCTATGCGTTCCTTCTTCTTCTACGTTGGATTTCCTTGTGACGACTCAGTGATTGAGCTTTTCTCCACCCAACACGCGGTCTTGTGGAACACCCTGACATGGTGTTAGATGCTGATGCACCCAGATACACTCTTCTGTTACCAGTAGTGCCTGTTAACAAGTTAGCAAGGGCAGCAAGAAAACCTTTTTCCGGGGTAAATATGGGTCTCATAAGAGGATCCTCTCCCCTTACGGGGAGAGGATTATGGGTCGTTGGGAATTAGGAGATGCGGACGAACCCCTTCTCCTGCAACTCCTTCTGGTAGTAGGAGAGGATGCGACCGACGGGCTGACGTGTGACCAGCACACCAGTCAATCCCTTGATGAGATCCTCGCGGAGAACCCCACCCTTCTTCGCTGCCTCGACCGCATTCGAGATGGTCTGAGCCTGAGGAGCGAGCTTCTTCATCTTCTTCTGGTCGTCCGTTCTCTCGGACTCGGGGATGTAGACCCATCGATCATTGCGGACCTTGGTCCCAACTGCAGCTGGTGCATTCGTTGCTCCAGTCGCTGCTTGTGGTTCCTTCGTTGTCTTGGCGGTTGCCATATGTTTTACCTTTCTCTGTTTTCCTCCTTACTGGGGAGGATATTCTTTCGAACAATAAGACTCTATCACATGTTCATCCGTTTGTAAACCAAATTGTTTCGTCCGGTATCAACTATCTTTCGAGAATCGACTCAAACCTTATTTTTACGAGGTTTCCCCTGTAACTGATTATTGCTCCATCCAAATTTGCGTTGCATAAGATTGCACCTCGAAGATCCGCACCTCGAAGATCCGCACCTCGAAGATCCGCACCTCCAAGATTCGCCTCTCCAAGATCCGCACCTCCAAGATCCGCACCTCGAAGATACGCACCTCCAAGATTCGCACCTCCAAGATCCGCACCTCGGAGATTCGCACCTCCAAGATCCGCACCTCGGAGATTCGCACATTGAAGATCCGCACCTCCAAGATTCGCACCTCGAAGATACGCATATCGAAGATCCGCACCTAGAAGATCCGCACCTCGAAGATCCGCACTTAGAAGACTAACTAACCCATATTTTTCTCTTATTTCTTGCTCATTCATGTTTTACCTCTCTATTTCCAACAATCCACACTTAACAAGAGTGGGACGGTAGTATTGGAAGATTCGCCATGGATCCTGCCTCGTCTTGAGATCCGATGAAGCTATGATGGATTTAAGGGACTCCTCGTCGATCCACATAACTGCATCCCGCTTCAAAATAGCATGCACAAGTCTGGCCTGAAGAACGAGGGATGAGGGACACGGTTTGTCCGTAACCTTGTATCTCCTCTCACCTAATGGGCGTGGTGATGTTGATCCATCCGCCTTGACTCTCAGTGAGGCATCGGTTCGATCAACACCTTCTCTCAGGGCGGTCAACCACGCCTTGACCGAAACATCCACGTAACTCATTCCAATTTCTGGTTTCTTTTTGCAGATGATCTCATACACCTCAATCAGGGTTTGTTTTGGGAGCCCGTCTATCTCCTCCCACTTATTGAACCTGTGTATGATCGCATCCTTGATAATGTGCACGGCTTCTGGACGAGAGAACACGAACACCTGGCGATGCTTGTCTATCACAACGACGTGGTCTGCTTGTTGTCTGTTCATATCACCCTTTCACTATTGGATTCAAAAACAATTCTTTTGTGAGCCTTACACACACACCTTCTGTGAGACCCTTGATGTATTCCTCACCTAAATTCTTCAATGAGAATTGTTCAGCATGATTTTGACACAACGGAATCCTCATATGAATGGTAGCTGGAGTAAATAACGCAATCTTGTTACAATCTCGCATAGAACAAATTTCAAACATGATGCTACTTTCTCAATCTATCAGGGCGTAATACTCCTTTGTCCACATCTCCAGGAATAGGTATCTTGCTTGATTCCAAAGAGTTCTGCTATACTCCACACCACAAGTTAAATGCCTGTTGGTGATGAAGTCATACAGGACAATTGCATCTGGAACAAGAAGACATGTTACTCCTGAGAAGGGGTTTGTTCTCTGTTCTGAGGACTCTGGAGGGTGGAATCCCAACTTATTCAGTTTCTCCAGTATTGGTTTTTGTTTCATGCTACCTTTTTATCTTGCTAACTCGTTCTCTTTCTGTTTCGCGACACAAATCCATGTATTCTGCAGCATCTGCTTTAGATTGTGGGGTTTTGATCCACTTTGCTCGTTTCATGCTTCGTTTAACGAGCTCCATGCGGCGATGAACTCTTTCTGTTTCATTCATGTTACTTTCTCCTTATTTCGTGGCATATCCACACCACTTGAATTGCGTAGGCCATGGCGATTAGCAGAAGGATCACCTTCATATAGTAGTAATATATCACGTGGATCGTCGGATGTAAACCGAATTGTATCCAAATAAGAATTAAGCAAGAATTCCATGCTTATACGCGCGCGGGACACAAAACATGAAAGAATCCTTTAGGGGTCTAGATCAGGCTTAAGGAACAGTCCTCGGAGGTTATGTAAACCCCTGTAATAACCCTGTAGATTTGGTGTAGAATTCTTGCTTTCCGATGAAAATCGTAATGTATTACCATATTGCGATTGTCACTCGGACATATACCACGCAACGTGTTAATAGTCAATGACTTGTGGGCTGATTTGCTATGGTTATATGAGTATTGGATGTTTTACAAAAAATGTGTCTAAACAGACGGATCTGATTGATACATGTCTGCAGGAAATATATGTGTTTTTACTTTTAACCCAATACTCCTATAACCATAGTTATTCTTCTTCCTAAGTTATTGCTCTTGTATATAGCCAGAGTAGTATATGAGCGGCTATACAAGGGCAATACTGTAAAATTTGTCATAGTTCAATCTTTGCTCAAACTTGGTGTATAAGACCTTGACTATTAACACGTTATGGCTTTTGGTAACCGGTTTTAATTCATAAAAGCTAGTCCGTAATTCGATTCATCCGTTTTGCTCATTGGAATATTCGCGGGGTGAGCAAAACCGGCATCCGTGTTGCAATAAAAGGGGATCGTGAGCATCGTATCTGCAAGCATCCTCATTTTTCATCACTGCTCATGCACGTAGCTACCTACCACAATGAAGCCAAAAATGTGGTTCAACATCCGTAGAACGCTGTAGACCGCTCACCCACTCAAGGTGCTCATGCACGAAAATTACCGGGCGGAGGACCAAAAAAGGATAAAAAGATCCCCTCCCGCCTTTCAGCGAGAGGGGAGGTGGTTTAGTTGTGTTTCAGGAATCCGATCTTCACCATCGAGGGGCGATAGTATTGGAAGATCAGCCACGGCTTTTGTTTCGTCCTGAGTTCCGCAGACCGCTTGTTGATTGCGTCGCGCAGTTTGAGCTCAGTCACCTTGTTGGTTTTTGGGTCAACCACTGACTTCAGGATGTTCACACACGCGATAACTTGAGGCGTTTTCGCCTCATATTTCGCAGGAATGAATTCGTAAACCCTCGAGTCAGTGCGGTTTGCGACTACAACTTGAACGGGCCTTCCAAGGCCCATGGCGTTCAACTGTGCGGTTGTGGTGGATGGTTTGGTTTCCATACGTTTTTCCGATTCGATCAATTCCACGAATGTTCGTGATCGATCTTGATCGCGCTTTACGCGCTGTTTTCCAATGATCTATGACGCGTCGTGCGTCATCCATCATTAGTAATCTACATCGAGTGGATCCACTTGTAAACAATTATTTGCGTAATTCTTTATCAGAAGCTTCTGTCACTTCAGTCGCTTCTGAAGCGAGAGAAGTCGGACTTCCTCAAGGAAGTATGACTACTCATGCAAGTATGACTCCTCAAGGAAGTAGGAATAGCAGAGTAAAGTAGGAATAGCAGAGTAAAGTAGGAATAGCAGAGTAAAGTAGGAATAGCAGAGTAAAGTAGGAATAGCATGTCATACGTGTCTGAATTGACTGGCCTTGCAGATGTTTCAGTCATTTCTGAAACGAGAGAAGCCGCACATGCAACATGGCCCGGGGGGGCCCTTTCACTCCGCTAAATGCAGTGACATGTGTCCATAATTTGGACCCGCTCAGTTTGGACCTTCGGATAGGTATTACTCTTCTATCCTATGGCTTTTCGATAATCATTTTGGTTTACATTGATCACTATTCGTGATACACTCCTCCTGTTGCTAGTGTTCGTGGTTAACATTAACTGAAAGGCCAGTAATATGAAGCTACGTCTGAGAGCAGAAAGTGTCACAAAGTCCGAGGGACAGGAGGAAGTCTTTCTCTCAGTCTCTGCAGATCAAGATCCAAACATATCAGGGGTGGTTGCTGTCACAGGAAACATCACCGTGAAAGTCACCAACCGCGTTGAGTCACCATTCGCCATTGGGAAGGAGTATGTGCTTGACACCTTCGACGCAAATTCGCCCACTGGTTCCGTGTCTACCCTGGGAGTGTCTACCCTGGGAGTCAAACAGACCCAACCGAAGCTCAGATGAGGAGTCGAGGAGTTTGATAGCACCCTGTCCGTCAAGGTGTGAATCATCAATAGGATATGGGACGTTACAAAGTTCCAACAGTGGAAGAACTTGCCATCCAAATGACGAGGATGGCCGGGAAGCGTGACGCTCTCAATCTTCATATCTCCTCCTCCCAGCAAAAGGAGGAGGAGAAGAAGAGAAAGGAAATCGAGTTAAGAGATCAAATTGCGATGGGAGGATTGATAAGGTCCCATGAGGCTTTGGAGACTCCAGCAGAGGAGATAGCGAGGTTGAGTCAGCTCATCTTGGAATACAACAACAAGATGATCAAGTTGCGCGAGGATAACGCGAAACTTAGACAAGCTCAGATCAACCTCGACAATCGGTGTAGAGAGCTGACGGATAAGTTGGAGTTGATGACTCGTAAGTCGAGGGAGAAAGCACAAGCTCTCTCAATGGAGGAGTTGATCAGGGAGTCTGGATTGGAGCCTGCAAGGGAGTTGTTGAATCTTATAAAAGGTTCCAAAGACAAGACAGGTGAGAAGATCTCGGTAGATCAGCAGATTAAGATTCTCATAGAGCTGCTCCAGTATCGGATGACTAAGAAGAAAGCTCCCACAACCATTGAGGGTGATGTGGATTACAATTTGACGGTGACGGTGAAGAACTACCTTACTCAGGAGGAGGCCAATAAGGGAATAAGCGATGTTTTGGATAAGGCAGGTTCTATGAGGTCCCCTGGTGCTGTGATTGACATACCATCGGAGGTTTCTGAACATCTGACAGGTGAGAAGATGGGTGGTCCAGATGTGAAAGGTCCCTGTGAGTGAGGTAAACATAGAACTCCCTTACGGATTTGATCCACGCAACTACCAGCGTCCTGTGTGGAACTACATGAATGATGTGAGGATGGCGCCACATAGAGCTGTCTGTGTATGGCATAGGCGTGCGGGTAAGGATTTGGTGGCGATCAACTTGATTGGCGTCAAGGCGTTGGAGAGGGTGGGAGTTTACTGGCATGTTCTTCCAACATACAAGCAGGGGAGGAAGATCGTGTGGGATGGGTTCACGAGGGACGGGAGGAAGTTTCTGAATCACTTTCACCCCAAGTTGGTGGCAGGGAAGAACAACACCGAGATGAAGGTGACATTTAGGAACAGCTCGATTTACCAGGTCGTTGGGTCAGATGACATTGACTCATTGGTAGGAACGAATCCAATAGGCGTGGTCTTCTCTGAGTATTCCATACACGACCCAAATGCTTGGAATTACGTTCGCCCCATTTTGGCGGAGAATGGTGGGTGGGCGTTGTTCATCTTCACTGCTAGGGGAAAGAATCACGGTTACAAGTTGTTGGAGATGGCGAAGACGAATGATCGTTGGTTTCATCAGGTTTTGGTGGCAGGGAATGATGGAACTAAGAGGGAGGACGGGACCCCAGTAATCAGTGATGAGATCATCGAGGAGGAGCGGAAGAGTGGTATGCCGGAGCCAATGATCCAGCAAGAATTTTATGTTTCGTTTGAGGCACCCCTGGTTGGAGCATACTACGCCACAGAGATGATGTGCGCGGAGAAGGAGGGAAGGGTGACTCAGTGTCCGTGGGAGCCGAATGTTCCGGTGAACACCTACTGGGATATTGGAGTTGGGGATTCTACGACGATCTGGTTCATCCAACTCGTGGGCTTGGAGAAGCGATGCATTGACTACTACGAGAATTCTGGAGAGGGACTTCCACACTACGTAAAGGTTCTCAAGGAGAAGAGATACGTTTACGGCACGCACCACGCACCCTGGGACATAGAGGTGCGAGAGTTTAGTAGTGGAAAGGCTCGTATAGAGACTGCCAGGGAGTTAGGTATCAATTTTCGCACCACGAAGCAACACGAGATTGGCGATGGTATCGAGGCAGTACGGAACATTCTTCCAACATGCTGGTTTGACGCGGTGAAATGTAATCGAGGTGTGGAGGCGCTTCGTCAGTATCGAAAAGATTGGAACGACAAGTTGAGGATCTTTTCAGATAAGCCGCTACATGATTGGACGTCTCATGCGGCAGATGCATTCAGGACATTTGCGTGGTCTCATAAGGATAGAACGAAACACCACAAGAAAGCACCTCAGAGTCGCGCAGTGGATGAGTATGATTACCTTGATGAGAAGAGGAATGAGAGAGCAGAGTATGTCCCCGTATGATAAAGCAAGAGCAGTGTATGCCGGAGAAGAGAATGGGAGATCCTTCAGCGAGGACCTCACCCTCCACCTTCGTTATGGGTTCGTATACTCTACGCCGAGCTTATTCATCTTTGGTAGACCCGTTAGGAAGGATGCACCGGGTCTTCTCATTTTTGATCCACGGGTCAGATTTCAAGTTGTCGATTGTTGGTGGGTCTGGCTGGCTTGCGGTAGTTTGGAATCACTTGTCGAAATCATCCCTTTCTATTTACCCTGGATTGGATACCAGAGAAAGAATATGTGTCGGTATTGGAAAACAGAGAACCTAATAAGAAAGATCAAGTTATGAAAACATACCAAGACTGTGTGAATGTTGCAAAACGTATCGTCAACCACTACAGAACCCTGGACCCCCAGAATGTGCTTCATGCCAAGGGAGGTGTTCCCAGTCCTCCTCCTCCGCCGAAACCTCCGAGAACTGTTGATGCTGTAGGTGCAGGAGTTGGGGCTCGTAGGTCTCTCTCCAAGAGGAAGGGGTTTGAATCCACTCTTCTGACATCAGGGTTGGGTGACAACAGTTCGAGCAGCGTTGTGCGGAAACTCCTTGGGAGCGGCTGAGCAGACGTGAAAGGTTTGATTTATGGAAGACACTAGAGCTACAGCGCTGCTCAAGGAGCTTGAGAAAGCGAGAACGGCTAGGTGCTCGTGGGAACAGCACTGGCAGGATATACGTGAGTATGTTCGTCCAGTGGGAATGGATTTTAACCGTCAATCAGCAAAAGGAAATCGTAGAACTCAGCTCATTTTTGATGGAACTGCAGTTAATGCAAATGAGGAGCTTGCTTCTGGACTTCAGTCCTTTTTGACCAACCCAGTGGAGAGATGGTTTGAGATTCAGACCGAGGATATGGGTGAGATTCGTGACATGTTCGAGGGACAATTGTGGTTGGAAATGGTTTCAGATCTCATCTATAACGAGTATTCGCGTCCGGATACTGGATTGAATCAAGCACTTTCTGAGGTGTATTCAGACTTGAGTTCTTATGGCACCTCCGTAATTTACCAAGATTGGAGTAACGGACATCTTCGTTTTCGTTCTTTTTCATTGGCCTCGTGCTTTCTGAAAGAAGGAGCGAATGGAAAGGTTGATACTTGTTACAGAATCACCAAGATGAGCACTCGCAATGTTTTACAAGAGTTTGGGAGGGTTCATCATCGGATCAATGATGAGAAAGACCAGGAAAAGGAGTGGACTGTAGCCCACATGGTATTTCCTCAAACTGATCGTCTTACATTTGGTTACGGTCCAACGAACAAGAAGTATGCGTCTGTGTGGGTTTGTGAGGAGACGAAATCCATTTTTAAGGAATCAGGATACCGCACCTTTTGTTATCACTGTCCTAGGTGGTCGAAACTCCCTGATGAGGTTTACGGTCGATCACCAGCGATGACATGTCTTCCTGACATCAAGATGGTTAATGCTATTGAGCGAGTGCTGATTAAAGCAGCACAGAAAATTGTGGATCCTCCACTGATGGTTCCGTCAGATGGGTTTCTTCTTCCAATTGAGACAAGTCCAGGATCCCTTATCTTTAAGGAACCAGGAATGACTGAGACGATTGAGCCACTCCTTATTCAGGGGGACCTCCCAGTGGGTATGGAATTGTCAAATCAGAAGCGTGATCAAATTCGTCGTGCATTTCACAGTGATTGGCTTCGCATGGAGAAGGAGAATAAGGAGATGACGGCTTATGAGGTTGCAGATAGGAGAGACGAGAAGTTACGACTTCTTGCTCCATCTTTGGGAAGAATTCAGTCAGAGCTTCTTGGACCAATGATTGAGAGGAGTTACGAGCTTCTTGATTTCTATGGATATGTTCCTCAGGCCCCTGGACCAATGTTGGGAATGTTGCTCAAGGTTGAGTATGTGTCTCCAGCATCCCGAGCGCAGCTTGGTGCGAAGATCATTCAGCTTGGTCGTTACATCCAAGATCTTGCTCCTGCTGCACAGATACAACCTGATGTGTTTGACATTGTTGATTTCGATGAGTGGGCACGTCAGCTAGCTACTGCACGTGGTGTTTCGATGAGGGTGCTTAAATCTCCATCAAGAATGAAGCAAATGCGAGATGAGAAGCAAGCATCACAAGAATTACAGACTGCTGCTGCAATAGCTGAGCCAGCATCTAAGGCCATTAAGAACGTTGCAGATGCGCAAAAGCTTTTGGGTAGTGGAGGTATGATGTGATTAACAGGGTTCTTAACAAGATAGATGCAATGAGGGATGTGATGAACATTCACTCAGAGTATCAAGCTGTCTTTGAAACACCTGTGGGTCAGAAGGTGTTAGAACATATTTGTAAGAAAGCTGGGGTGGCAAAATCTATCTTTGTTAGGGGAGATCCATACAAAACAGCTTACAATGCTGGAATGAGAGATCTGGCATTGGCGATAATTCGTTTCACGAAAAGAGATCACAAGCAGATGATGCTACAGATAGAAAGGATGGTAGAAAATGAAGATGAGCAACATACTATGGGACGGTGAGGCTGGTGGTGGCGGCGGTGGGACACCTCCAGTTTCTGACTGGAGGTTGTCTATCCCTGAGGATATTCGTAATGATCCTACTCTTAAGGCGGTGCCAGATGTTTCGACACTTGCCAAGAACTATGTTCACGCTGCGAGAATGGTTGGGGATCGTATACCTACTCCTCGAGACACGTGGACAGAAAATGAGTGGAATGATTTTTACAACAAGGCTGGACGTCCAGGAAAGCCTGAGGAGTATGGATTACCTTCAGTGAAACCTAATGAGGGGATTGAGCTTGATAAGGAAAAGATTGCTCGAGCATTTGGTGAGTTTCACAAAGCAGGGTTGTCCAAGAGGCAAGCTGAAGCAGTGATGGCTTACTACATTGGGACACTCAACGACATTGATACAAATGTGAAGCAGTCTTATGAGTCCAAGAAAACTGAGTCTGTTACAGCGTTGAAGACCCAGTATGGTGCTGGGTATGATTCAAAGATTGCTCTTGCCAAGGTAGCTCTGAAGAATTATGCTCCTCCTGAATTCCTCTCGAAGCTTGAGCACGCCGGTCTTGGGGATGACCCCGATATTATTCGGACCTTCATCAAGATTGGCGAGTCCATGGGTGAGGATGATGCAACACGAGGAGCTGGATACCAGAATCTGGGCCTTACTCCTGAGGCAGCCTCAGCAGAGATTGGGAAAATGAAGGCGGATGAGACCTTCATGAAGGCGTTGATGAATGCGGAATCACCAGGACACAAAGAGGCTGTGGAGAGGTGGACTGCGTTACACGCATCTGCAATTCCCAAATAATGCTGCTAAGTCCAGATAAATCTTATCGCAACATAGTGTTTTACAACAGGTTTTTTTGGCATTACAGTGTTTTCGTTTGCTGGGACAACCACAGTTGATCACATGATCAGCGTAAAGGCCCTTGCTACCCAGGTAAAAGCCTGGCACTCAGACGAGTGTGTTCGTTTAGGATGGATCCACGCGAAGTGGGTAATTCAACCGAATTGGTAGTTAGCGTTTAGATCTTATGAGTTTCCAAGTGGATACCGCCTTGGTAAATGCTTACAAGGCGAATATAGAGATCAAGTTCCAGCAAATGGGATCTCGGTTTCGTGCATACACACGGGTTGAGAGTCAGAATGCTGAATTTGATTTCTATGATCGTATCGGTCCTACAGATGCGATCGAGGTAACAAATCGACACGGTGACACCCCTCTTGTTTCAACTCCACATGATCGTCGGCGCGTAGGGTTACGTGACTTCGATTGGGCGGATTTGATCGACAAGAAGGATAAGATCCGTATGTTGGCAGATCCAACATCCTCCTACACCACGAACGCGGTTTATGCGTTTGGTCGTAAGATGGATGATGTGATCATTGAAGCAGCAACGGGAACATCCTACATCGGTAAGACTGGTGCCACGGCTGTTACGTTTCCTGCAGCTCAAGAGGTTGCGGTCAATTACGTGGAATCAGGCGCTGCGGCAAATTCCAATCTGACGATTGGCAAATTGCGCAGGGTCAGGACACTCCTCGGGTTGGCTGAAGCCAAGATGGAGGGTGAGTCTGTTGTGGCAGCTGTTTCGCCGCACCAAATTCAATCCCTTCTTCGCACAACTGAAGTTACATCCTCTGATTACAACACAATCAAGGCTCTCGTGAATGGTGAAGTTGACACGTTCATGGGATTCAAGTTTGTGGAGACCAATCGGTTGACTGTGGCTTCAAGTATTCGCGACTGTCTTTTCTGGGCCAAGCAGGGGATACTCCTTGCTGTGGGCGTTGAAATCATGGTTGATGTCGGTCCTCGGCGTGATAAGAGAAATTCAATCCAAGTGTATGTCGCAGCAAACTTTGGAGGGACGCGCATGTGGGAGGAAAAGGTGATTCGCGTGAAGTGTGACGAAACGGTGTAAGGAAACTTATGCCGAAATATCTGATCACAATCAAAGAACTGAGTCCATCTGATGTTGAATGGGATCGTCAGGGCCACACCTCTGCTGAGTATGTGCGACCAACGAGACACTCATCAATCAAGGCTGAATTCCTGATGACTGCTGCTGTAGGATCAACCTCCTTAGCAGACATCAAGGCTGACATCCTTACTCAGATTGGAGTCAGGGAAACTTAAGACAAAGCTATGGCTGCAACAGCAATCAATAGTCGGTCAAACGAGTTGGCGCAGATTCTTGCTCCACTTTACGGTCCACTCAAACCAAATCAACAGCATGGTCGTGTGCGTCTTGCGGTGTTCACGAAGACGTTCGCCGCTGAGGCTGCTGGTGAGGATGTGGCGCTCTGTGTTCTTCCAAAGGGAGCGCGGATTCTCGGAGGGGAGTTCATCTTCTCTGCCACATTGGGTGGAACAGCAACAATCTCATTCGGTCTTATGGACAAGGCTGGATCGGGATTCATCGACACGTTGTTGTCAGTGTCGGATAACGTGGCGCTTCTGTTTGCGGCCACGGCACTCACAGCAACAGCGAAACAGGTTCTGGCGGCAACTGTCGCTCTCAGCTATCAATACGAAACTGAGAAGGAGTTGTATGTCACTTGCACCACAGCTGCTGCTGCAATGGGCACACAGGTTCTGACAGGTCACATCCTGTATGCGGTGGATTAGGTCAGTGTGGTTGCGTTTGGTGGGGAGGGATTGGTTTTTAGGATCAATCCCTCCTTTTTTGAGAAAGAAAAAGATTATGACATTGCCTCTGTACGATTACTACTCTGCTCAGATTGCTCCTCTTGTTTCTCCTGATTATTCTCCAACAAAAGCTTCTAGGGAAGCAGGGAAAATCAGGACTGCTTCATTCAACTGGACCCCCACTGTTGCCATGGCAGGTGCTGATGCTAAGAAGGTTCTCTTAGCCAGGATTCCAAAACACGCCTCAATTCTTGGTGGTGTGATTCGTGCCAGAAGGTGGAACAGTGATGTTGCTCTCTCTGTTGGATCCGTTCAACTCCACATGATTGGTGTCAGCAATCAGATGTCAATGTTGAAGTCTGATGATGCTGAAGCAATTTACGCGAATCCAGGGTTTCCTGTGAGTTCGCTGCTCACGTTTGACGCTCCCATATTTGACACATACTTCACATTCACTGCCGTTTATCCTTTTCAGGAAAGTGGAATCATGGTCAAGGATTGGCCCGGTCTCACAAATGAGGAAGGGTTCATCAGGGCTTCTGTTGTTGGTGACTGGCAGGTCAGTGACAATAATGGTATCTCTGGGTATGTCATGTATACCATAGAGTGATCGGGACAATGGTTTGGTGTTAACACATGACAAAAAATGCCCGTTACAAATCTAAACATTGCTAATGGAGCGTTGATTCGAATTGGGTCACCAACAATCACTGCGTTGGCAGACACATCCAAGGAAGCTCAGATCTGCACTGAGCGATTAGAACCCTGTAAACGAACTGTTCTGAGGAGACATCCCTGGAATTTCGCCATGACCAGGGTTCTTCTTTCTTTGAAGTCCATCACCGGGGCAGCGGATAATGGTGCTGGGCTAATTCGAATTACTGCAGTTTCTCATGGACGCACCACTGGGGATTACGTGACAGTGTCTCAGGTTCAAGGAACACAGGAAGCAAATGGACAGTGGACCATCACGGTGATTAATGCGAACACCTTTGATTTGCAAGCTTCAACGTTTGCAAATGCTTATGTGTCTGGTGGAAAAGTGGGATTGGCTGCGGCATTTGATTACGAGTTTCGACACCCTCTCCCAACTGACTTTGTCAGACTACACACATTGGGAAGAAGAGGAGATCCAGCATGGAGGGTTGAGGGAGCTTACATTGTCTGTGATGAGGAGGAGCTTGAGCTGAAGTATGTAAGGGATGTTACTGACTATGGAACAATGGATCCTTCTTTTCATGATGCTCTTTCCACTTACCTTGCTTGGGATATTTGCTATGCCATCACTCAGAATCTTTCGCTCAAAGATGAGATCTGGAAAGACTATGAGAAACTCATTAGGCAAGCACGATTCAACAATGCGGTGGAGGAGCCGGCAGAAACAATAGGAGCTGAGGGATTCCTTGACTCACGTGAGGGAAGAAATAGTGGCTTTGTAAGAGACCCAATGACATGAACAATGACGATTTAGTAGTAAAAGGTAGAGAAGTTAAGGATTCAGTTCCTTCTGCTTCTCCAGAAGATCCTCCTGCCCAAGCCACAACAACCTCAGAGGAGAATCTTCACACTGCTTCTCAGAGAAGTGTGAACATGCTGTGGGAACATACACAGCAAAAGATTGCGTTGTCAGTGTGTTGGGTGGGATTGGCTGTAGCAGCATATCTTGCTTTGCAGGGTCAGGAACCTGATATTCAGGTTGCTGCTTGTGTGTTTCTTTATGGTGTGGCTAATCTGGTTATTGGATTCTATTTCGGAAGAACCAATCACCAGAGAACTGGTGGTGTAACAGAAGGTAGATAAGAAAGGAAAGTATGACGTTCGGATTATTGTACTGGATTCTGATGCTGCTGTGGTTGGTGTTTGGATACCGTGGTAATTGGGGTCCTCCGGACCAACGAGGGCGTTGGGTAGCAGGTGGAGACATACTGTTTTTCATTTTGCTCCTGCTTCTTGGTTGGAAATTGTTTGGTGCCCCACTCAAGGGTGGATAATGGCAAGAACTGGCATCATCCAGACGAATTTTACCTCAGGGGAATTATCGCCCCTGATGCGAGGCAGGGTT